TTGCAAACGCTTGGTCAAGACAGTCCGATGTACCCAATGCTGGTATCTGCTGTTATTGACAATATGGGTCTGTCAAACCGTGAAGAGATTATCGCTCAGATGCAACAAGCGGCTCAGCCTAATCCAGAACAGCAACAAATGCAACAACAACAGATTCAGTTGCAAATGGCACAACTACAAGCTCAAGTACAGTTGCTACAGGCTCAAACTATGGAAGCACAAGCCCGTGCTCAGAAGTATTCAGTCGAGAGTCAATTGGAGCCACAAGTTGTACAGGCTAAGATGGCAGCCGCTTTGTCTACTAACTTACAACAAGGTAGTGCGGACGAGGATGAATTTGCTAAACGGGCTAAGATTGCTGAGTTAATGTTGAAGGAAAAAGATATTAACAGTAATGAGCGAATTGCTATGATGCAAATGCAAAATAGGCAATAAAACACTTGACAAATTTATAAAAGTGTGGTATAATTGCAACATCTCTCCACGATATGAAAGGATAAAGAGATGGACAAAGAGTTACAAAGATATTACGAAAATTTACTAGATTTGTTTACCCGCGATGGGTGGAAGCAATTCATTGAAGACATCTCAGACAATAAAGAGATACTCGATGATATTACAACCATCCCTGACGAGAAACAATTCTGGTTCCGTAGAGGACAAATAGAAGCGATTAACCGCATCCTTTCCTACGAATCTACCATAAAAGATAGTTATGAAGATTTTGAAAGGGATTTACAGGATGCCTAAACGTATCTATGAGTTTATCTGCGGAGATGACCACCTCACAGAAACTTACATTGATTCTGAACTAAGAACAACCAATTGTAAAGTGTGTGGTCAACCTGCTATTCGTATTGTTAGCAAGCCGATGGTCAAACTTGAGGGCGTGACCGGAGACTTCCCCGGAGCAGCAATGCAATGGGAACGCAAGCGAAACGAGAAGATGGCGCAGGAAAGAAAGAGTGCCGCTGAATTTTAACATCAGTATAAGCACATAATTATATTCCACAATGCTTATTTAGCACGGAGAGTTTAATGGCAACATTTATTGACGAAGGCGACGAATCGCTACAAAACGAAGAAGAGTTTTCATCTATCGAGGATGAACAAGAACAGGATAACCCCACAGAGGAGCCTGAACAACAAGACGACGAAGAGGACATTCCTGAGAAGTATAAGGGCAAGTCTGTTAAAGACATTGTTCGTATGCATCAAGAAGCTGAACGCGCAATCGGCAAGCAAGGGAGTGAAGTCGGGGAACTTCGACGAATTGTAGATGACTTTGTAAAAGCCCAAACCGTCACAAAACAACAACAAGCCCCAGAAGTCGAGGAAGAGGTAGACTTCTTTACCGACCCTGACAAAGCTATTGCACGAGCTATCGAAAAGCATCCGAAGGTGCGACAAGCGGAAGAGCTGTCGGCACAAATGAAGAAGGCTGAAGCGTTAGCTAACCTGAAACAAGCTCACCCTGATTTTACTGAAGTCGTCAATGACGGTAGCTTCGCTGAATGGGTTAGTAAGAGTAAGGTACGTCAAGAGCTATTTAGTCGAGCTGACCGCTATTACGATTTTGACGCAGCCCATGAGCTTCTATCTACTTGGAAAGAACGAAAACAAGTAGTAGACCAATCAGCAGCCGTTGAGAAAGTACAGCGTAAGCAAGCTGTCAAATCTGCATCCACTGGTTCCACCAAAGGGAGTGGTGAGACAGCATCAAAGAAAACCTATCGCAGAGCCGACATCATCGAACTCATGCGTACAAACCCTGACCGTTATGAACAGCTTGCTCCTGAAATTATGCAAGCCTATGCGGAGGGTCGTGTTAAATAATCATTTTGAAAGGTAATTTATAATGGCTTATCCTACCCCTATGGTCACCAATACAACTGGTGCAACCTTTATCCCAGAGTTGTGGTCTGACGAAATCATCGCAGCCTACAAACAAAACCTCGTTATGGCAAACCTCGTCTCTAAGATGTCCTTCAAGGGCAAAAAAGGCGACACATTGCACATCCCTAAGCCCACTCGTGGCGCTGCCTCTTTGAAAGCCTCTTCTGCTGCTGTTACGTTGCAAGCTGCCACTGAGTCAGAAGTCCAAGTGTTGGTTAACAAGCACTATGAATATAGCCGCTTGATCGAAGACATCACCGAAGTTCAGGCTTTGGCATCACTGCGTAAGTTCTAC